AGATTTTTATCTTCAAAGTGGATTTTATGGCCAGTATGTAGATATTGAAGGTGTATATAAAAGTGAGCAAGATTTAGTAAGAAGATATCGTGAGATGGCACTTCACCCAGAATGCGATAGTGCCATTGAAGATGTGGTAAGTGAAGCAATTGTATCAGATTTGAATGATTCTCCGGTAGAGATTGAACTTTCAAATCTTCCAGCTTCAGATAAATTAAAACAAATTATCAGAGATGAGTTTAGAGCAATTAAAGATATTTTAGATTTTGATAGAAAATCTCACGAAATTTTTAGAAATTGGTATATTGATGGAAGAATATTTTACCACAAAGTAATTGATCTAAAAAAACCAGAAGAAGGAATCAAAGAAATAAGATTTATTGATCCACTTAAAATTAGATTCATTCGTAAAGCAGAACAAGCTGGACCAAATGCAAATTTTTCAACTCCTATAGGATCAAGTAAGGATCCAATTGATATTTACCAAGCACCAAAAATAGAAGAGTATTACTTATATGATCCAAATTCTTCTATGGGTACTGGGGGAACTACATCATTTAGAAATGATACAAAAAGTGTAAAAATTGCAAAAGACGCTATTACATATATCACTTCTGGACTTGTAGATCGTAACAAACAAACAGTTCTTTCTTATCTTCATAAAGCAATCAAAGCACTTAATCAATTGAGAATGATTGAAGATAGTCTTGTAATTTATAGACTTTCTAGAGCACCAGAACGTAGAATTTTTTATATTGATGTCGGAAATCTACCAAAAGTCAAAGCAGAGCAATATCTTCGTGATGTAATGAATCGTTATAGAAATAAACTTGTTTATAACGCAGATACCGGAGAAATTCGTGATGATCGTAAGTATATGGCAATGCTTGAAGATTTCTGGTTACCTCGTAGAGAAGGTGGTCGTGGAACAGAAATCACTACACTTCCTGGTGGACAAAATCTTGGAGAACTTGCTGATATTGAATATTTTCAAAAGAAACTTTATAAATCACTAAACGTTCCATCAAGTAGAATTGATGTTGGTGGTGGCGGATTCAATCTTGGGAGATCTTCTGAAATTTTAAGAGATGAACTCAAATTTACAAAGTTTGTAGGAAGATTGAGAAAAAGATTTTCTCAAATATTTAATGATTTTTTAAAAACTCAACTTATTTTAAAAAATATCATTACCCCAGAAGATTGGGAATCATTATCTGATCATATTCAATATGATTTCATTTACGATAATCATTTTTCTGATTTAAAAGACAATGAACTTTTGAATGACCAATTGGGTGTGGTTGCAGCTATGCAACCATATATTGGAACTTATTTTTCGTCCCAATATATAAGACAGAAAGTCCTTAAGCAATCGGACACTCTTATGGAAGAAATTGATAAACAAATCAAAAAAGAAATCAAAGAAGGAATTATACCAGATCCATCATCTATTGATCCATCCACTGGTATGCCATTCCAAGACAATACTGGAGGAATGCAATCTCAAAATAATGCTGGAGGAATGGATCTAGGGCAACCAATGATGGAACCAGATCTAGAAAAGCAAGGAAAATCTACTGATATCAAAATGCCTAAAGGTGGAGAGATATAAATAGTTTTTAGTTATTAATATATTATAACAGTATGGACGATTTAATAGATATGATTGCTGCTGGTGATTCTCAATCACAAGTTTCTGATCGGATTAAAGATCTTCTTTTCGCTAAAAGCGCAGAAAGAATAGATGCAGTAAGACCATATGCTGCTGCTAGTCTTTTTGGCGAAGAAGATTCAGAATCTTATGAAGATGATGATGAAGATGATGAAGATGATGAAGATGATGAAGATGATGAAGATGATGAAGATGATGAAGATAATGAAGAGGAAAACTAATGTCTTTAAAAATTGTACAAAATATTACTGCACTAACAATTTCGAATAGCGGAATTTCTACAAGTGGAGTAATCAATTTGCAATCTGGTTATTTGAGGATGACTTCATCTGGAGGAAATGCTCACGTTCACGTAATTGAAGGTTCTGTTACTGGAATCGCAAACACTGAATCTAGTTTTCTAATACCACAAAATACAAGTGAAATTTTAAAATTTAGAGTTGCTAGACAACAAATAGCAGGTATTACAACTGGTACTAGCACTACAATTACTTTTGCCGAAAATGCAGGAGTTCCTTTCATCGTTGGAGATAGAATTAGTATTTTATCTGCACAACCATCTGGATTAAATACTTCATTCGTGACTGTATCTAGTACCAATCCGGGTGCAAATTCGATGATTATAAATGCAAACACTAGTTCAGTTGTTGGTGTAATTACTGTCACAAATGCTACTGCATCTAGATGCGTAAAAGTTGAAGCATACGCAGAAACAAATAACACTCATTTGCATATTGCAGAAGTCCAAATCGCATCACAGGCATAAAAATGAAACTAATCACAGAAGAAGTACAAAAAGTCAATTTCATCACCGAAGGAAGGGGTGCTTCCAAAAAAATGTTTATTGAAGGAACATTTCTTCAAGGCGGTGTTAAAAATCGTAACAATAGAGAATACCCAATTCATATTTTAGAACGTGAAGTGAACAGATATAATGAGGCATTTATTTGTAAGGGTCGTGCTCTTGGTGAACTTGGACATCCTGATGGACCAACTGTAAATTTGGATCGTGTTTCTCATATGATTACTTCACTTGTTCGTGAAGGAAATAATTTTAAAGGAAGAGCACAACTTTTATCTACACCAATGGGCAAAATTGCACAATCACTAATTGGTGAAGGTGTAACTCTTGGAGTTTCTTCTCGTGGTGTTGGTTCATTACTTCAAACAAATGAAGGGCATAAAATTGTTGGTGAAGACTTTATGCTTGCAACTGCTGCTGATCTTGTTGCGGACCCATCTGCACCTGATGCATTTGTTCGGGGCATTATGGAAGGTAAGGAATGGTGTTGGGATGGTGGAATTTTAAGAGAGCAATTTGCAGAAAAGACATATAAAACAATAAATACATTAGTTGATAAGAAAATGCTCAATGAGCATAAAGTAAAATTATTTAATAATTTTCTTTCAAATCTTTAAATTATAAATAAATATAGATTTAACAAAGGTAAATCGGAGAGTTCAAATGTCCCGTGGTAAAAACTTACAAGAAATGGAAACAGGCACTACACAATCTCGTACTGTTGTAAATGCTAATGCAAAGGCAGCAGAACCAATGCAAAAGTTGAGCACAGGCATTCCTGATGGTCAAACTGGTTCTTGGGAAGACCTTGGAGGTCCTACCCCAGAAAATTACAGACCAGATGATGATTCTGCTAAACTTAAAACTCCTGGAGCAACCCTTAAGCAAGTTAAGGATGTTGTAAATAAAGGAGCAAAAGCAGCAGAACCAATGAAAACTGGTTCTGTAAAAGAAGATTCTGAATACGATGATGAAGATGAAGAACTCTCGGAATCTGCTGAAGAAGAAGATGATGAAGATGATGAAGATGAAAAAGTAGCAAAGAAAAAATCTTCCAAAAAATCTTCTGATGAAGAAGATGAAGAAGATGAAGAAGATGGTAAGAAAAAAATGGAAGAATCAATCAGCATCGAAGAAGATGTTGATGCTCTTCTCGCTGGGGAAGATCTTTCTGAAGAATTTAGAGATAAAGCAAAGTTAATTTTTGAAGCAGCAATTAATTCAAAAATTTCTGAAATTTACGAATCTCTAGAAACACATTACGAAAATCAACTTGTTGAGCAAGTTGAAGAAATTAAATTAGAATTAGCTGAAAGAGTTGATTCATATCTTGAGTACGTAGCCGATGAATGGCTACAAGAAAATGCCCTTGTTGTGGAACAAGGACTTAAAACTGAAATGACCGAATCGTTCCTTCAAGGAATGAAGGGTCTTTTTGAAGAGCATTATGTATCAATCCCTGAAGATAAATATGATGTAATAGAGAGTATGGTAGATAAACTTGATGAAATGGAAACCAAACTCAATGAGCAAATTGAAAGAAATATTGCTCTAAACCAAAGACTAGCAGAATCGGTTGCCGATGTAATTTTAAGTGATGTTTCTGAAGGTCTTGCGACCTCCCAGAAAGATAAACTTGCTTCCCTATCTGAAA